TCGAGGGCCCCCCGCAATTTTCACGGACGACTTTTCAACTAACGTGTATAACAACGAGAGATTTATGCACGGTTTATGCATTGTTTTGGAGTGAATATGCCGACTATTGCGAGTCATGGGCGGCGTGGCTACAGGCAGGGTTGCCGGTGTGAGCAGTGCAAATTGGCTGAGCGGGAGTATCAGCAGGATTTGAAGCGCCGGAAGGCTGGGAGCGAGCCTGCTGTGGGTAACGCGGGGTTAGCGTTTCTGCCTGGTGGGCGTGTCCCTGTTGAGGTTGTGGGACCGCGGGTTGCGGCGTTTCGGCTGGCTATGGAGTCGCTGAACGGCGATAAAGTGCCGGATTTGGTGGCGGCGGCGGAGTCATTGTGTGAGGTTTTGGACAATCCGAAGGCGTTGTCGACGAGGCCGGCGGCGGCTGCGAAGTTCGCGGAGTTGATGGGCCAGATCCGTAAGTCTGGGGATGAGAAGAAGTCGAAATTGGCTTCTGTTAGGTCGATGACCAGCGTAAATACTGGTTAGTGCAGGGTGTCGGGGCAGATGTCGCGTTGCGCGGTCGCCACGATAGCTGGGGCGTAGTTCGCCTGGATCGGCGCGAACTGTTGTACGACTTTTTGCGGGGTGAACCCGTTGTGGAGTTCGTTGCAGATGTTCGTGCCGGCGATGGGTTGAACCACGAACGGCCAGCCAGTGGGAACCCCCTGGCTTTGGAGATCGGCGATAAACGATCCTTCGTCGGCGCGAGCTGCGGGTGCGACCAGCAGAAACGCCGCACCCACCAGGGTGAATATGCGGATCATGGTTGTCATAGTGCCATTAACTAGCAGATCAGCGGGTGTTGTTCCCGAAATGTCTGCGGATTTTCTGTGAATTACCCCGGAAGGTAACGAATGGCTAACGAAACTTACGTGCATGGCTCAGTGAGCGTCGGCACGACCGCAACAAAGGTATGCACTGTTCCCGCCGAGAACGACGACATCCTCGTCTACAGCACGTCTGCGGTGACTTACGGCGGCCCTGGCGTGACTACCACGACCGGCGTTGTCGGGCCCACGTCGGCGGCGTTCCGTATCCCATCGGCGGCCGGCGTGGTGCACGACTTGTATGCGGTGGCTGCGGCGAGTGCCACAGTCACCTTCATGTTCCCCTCGGTGTGATCAAGGGCTGTGAAACGCCGCGTATCTTCACTCCGCCGCGGCGCGACCTCAGCGACCCCGCTAACACCCACGGCTACGCCTGCATCGCGTTCGCCGAAACGGTCCTCGAGATTCGACTATTTCCCTGGCAGAAATGGCTTCTGATCCACGGCCTCGAGCTGGACGACAACGGTCTCTACAGATTTAGGACCGTGGTAGTAGAGGTTGCCAGACAGTCAGGCAAGTCGCTTCTCATGGTGATTCTTGCGCTGTGGCATATCTACGCGCTGGATTCGCGGATGGTAATTGCGACCGCGCAAGATCTTTCCAGGGCTGAAGAGTCGTGGGAATCCGCCGTCGAATGGGCGATGAACAACGACGAACTCGAGCCTCTCATCGCGGGAACAGGTGATAAAGACCGTGCAGGCGTGAAACGGGGACATCCCAAGCGTTTAATCCTCGATTCAGGCTGCGAATACCGGGTTGCATCGTCAAGCAAAGCCGGGGGTAAGGGTTTCTCCGGTGATCTGATCCTGATGGACGAGTTGCAGGAACACCAGACCTGGAGCTCGTGGGGGTCCGTGACTAAGACAACCATGGCGCGGCCGAAAGCGCAGGTGTGGGCGTTCGCTAACGCCGGAACGCTCCAATCTGTCGTCCTGCGACATCTGAGGGCCAAAGCCCACCGGAATTTGGGTTGGCCCGACGGCGATGCTGATAAAGAGGTTCTAGATGAGCCCGATGAAGCGATAGCCGCGCTTCTTAGTGCTGTTGGCGATGTCGCATCGGGGTTCTTCGAGTGGTCCGCGCCCCCAACGTCCGCGAGAACGGATATGCAGGCGTTGGCGCAGGCTAACCCGTCCATGAATCACAGCGATATCGTCCCCGACTGCGTCACCGAACGGTCCCTGATTCATGCGTTAGCGGAAGACCCTGCCGCTGTTTTTGATAAAGAGTGCCGCTGCATCTGGGTCGCCTCCAGCGATGGAGGACCATTCCCCGACGGGTGTTGGGCCGACACCTCCGACACCAACCCCAACGTCGGTTCTAAGACTTCGTCGTCGGTGTGTGTGGAGATCGACGTTGACCGAACCAGAACATATCTGGCCCGCGCCACTTTGGATCTGCAGGGGAAACCGGTTTTCGGTGTGTGGGAAGACCAACCCGGCACCGACTGGGTCATCCCCTTCCTCAAAAAACACCGAACCCGATTCAACGGTGTGGTGGTGCGGATCGGGTCGAGGATTCCCGCAGCGTCGTTGGCGGCGGAGATCGAAGAAGCCAAACTGCCGTTCATCAAATGGCAAGCCGCGGAAGTTGCTGCCGCACACGGGCAACTATTCGACGCGCTCAAAGAGCGCCGCATCCGACACCTACCCCACCCGGGGATGGACTCCGCCGCCACTACCGCGGCAACGAAAGTCGGGCCCGAAGGCGGATGGGTCCTCGACCCCCTCAAATCCCCCACAGACACAGCACCCTTGATGGCCGGCATCGGGGCCGTATGGGGATTGCAGAACCTGCCCGATGACCGCCCCAGCATCTACTCGATGGCCGACGGCCCCGATGTTCTAGTCCTGTAAAGGAAACCGCTACGTGTTCACACGCAAAAGGGAGCTGTCCAAAGCCCTGAATAGGCGCGTAGCAGTCAACTTGATAGACAACGGCGTCACCCTATTCGCCGGCAGGTTAGCGAGTTTCGACAAAGACACCTACGTCCTCGAGCAGTGCGAAACCATCCCCAACCCAGGCGAAATCCCCAACCCGCTCCCAGGACGACAGTATGTGGACCGGATTCACGCGTTCATTACGGAATCAACGTGATTCTGGAAAACGGCTCCAACATGCCGCTCGCCCCGCAGGCATTCGCGGAAACCGCCCCCCAGTTCTGGCCGTCCTACTTCGTGCCCCGCATGGGCATGTCCCTGGAGGACGCTTTCGCCTCCTACGGCACCCTCTACAGGACGCAGCCGTGGGTGTACGCGGCAGTCCGCAAGGTTTCACGGTCGATTGCGCGTCTGGGTGCGGCCGTGTGGGACCAATCCCCCCAAACTGGGCAAGAACTCGACCTCGACGGCCCCTACGCCCAACTAATCGCAGACCCGTGCCCCACCATGCCGCCCTCAGCGTTTTGGGAATGGACCGGCGCCACCATCGAGGTATACGGCGAAACCTACTGGATCAAACTCCGTGAAGGCCGTGGCAACCAGATCACCGGCTTCGTCCCCATGCACCCCAGCCTCCTCCAAATCTTCAGGGACACAGGCGGAGAAGAAGCATATAGGTTCCTGGGCCGGCCAGGTGTGGTGTTCTCGCGAGCAGACATCGTCCCATTCAGGGAGTTCAACCCAGACGGCATCATGCGCGGCATCTCCCGCCTAGAACCACTCCGCTCAACCCTGTTCAACGAGGATTCCGCCCGCCGGTCGATGCAGGCGACGTGGAAAAACGGCGCGAACATCACGGGTGTCATCGAAAGCGAACGCGAACTCGGAACCCTTGGACGCCAACGCGTCAAGATGGGCTTCCAGTCCGAACACCAAGGCACCGGAAACCACGGAAGAGTCCCAGTCCTCGAAGACGGCGTCACCTTCAAACCGATAGACCCCTCCAAGGCCATTGATATGGCCTACCTCGAGGCCCGCCAGCTGAACCGCGAAGAAGTAGCCGGCGTCTTCGACCTCCCGCCGTCGTCGTTGCAGATCATGGACCACGCCACATTCTCCAACATCACCGAAAACATGCGCTCCCTCTACCGCGACTCGATGGCTCCCCGCATCGAGTTCATCGAATCCGTCATCAACTGGGAAGTCGGGCGGGAGTTCAACGGCCCCAAAGTGATGAAATTCGCTGTCGCCGAAGTCCTTAGAGGCGCATTCGAGCAGCGCGCCGATGCTGTCGCGAAACTGGTGCAGTCCGGCGTGATGACCCCCGCCGAAGCCCGCCAGTTCTTCGATTTGAACGTCGCCGGTGCGGAAGCCGACAAACTCTATGTCCAAGGGGCGATGGTGCCGCTCTCGCAAGCCGGCGTCGCCGGTCCTACAGACAGTCCAGCCGTCAACTCCGATAACGGGGCCTCAACCCACGTCCCGGCCCTCAACGGGCCTGGGGGCACCCAAGTTCCGTCTGCGCCTGTGCAGAAGTACATGCGGGAGATCGGCGCCCATGTAGGGCGTGGCGAATCAATCCAAACCGCGGCCCGCTTCCTGATCGACAAGACCGGCGACACCGATGGCGTGCGTGAGGCGTGCGAGTTCCTGTTAGAGAGGCGAATCGCGTGAACGTGATCCAAAAGAACGCAACCGTAGCGACGGTCGAATCCGAAAACCCTAACGGCGAGTTCGAAGTCGTGTTGAGTACCGAGGCTTTGGATCGGGACAACGAGAACCTGTGGGCGCAGGAATGGAAAACCCCACTCCCCGCCAAGATTCACATCGACGGCGACCACGGCCGCTCCCTCGACAAAACCGTAGGCTCCGCGATCCCGCGGATTGAGGGTAACCGGATGATCGGCAAAGGCACCTTCGCCGGCACCCCCTACGCACAGATGGTGCGGCAACTGGTCAACGAAGGCCACGTCAACACCGTCTCCGTAACCTACGCGGAGTCGAAGAACCAGAAAGACAACAGCATCCAGCGGGAACTGTTGAACGCCGCGTTCGTCGCGATCCCCGCCAACCCCGAAGCAGTCGTCCTCTCATCCAAAGCCGCCGAGATCGACAAGGCCGACGGCGGCATGAGCGCATCAGGGGATAACCCAGATGTGAAGCACGACGACATGGTCCAAGCCATCCACGACGCCGCCTGCCACCTGGGGGCGCAGTGCGCCAACGAGATCGAAGCCGACCCAGGAACCGCAGACGGCGCAAATAAAAACGCCCACGTACTTGATCGGGAAACCTTCTCCAACATCGAGGAGAAGATCCGCCAAAAATCTTCCAGCACGAAAGATGCTGGATCGCCGGAAGAATCGCCCGACGATTCACCCGCCGAAGCCGCTACCAAAGCCGCCGCTGATGCGCCCGCAGAGGTACCCGCCGAAGCCGCTGAAAAGTCCGCCGATGACACGGCACCAGAGCGACGGGCAGCACGCGCCCGGTCACTCGCTTTCCTAACCAAGCAATCTTCTTTTAGGAGTAATCATGCCCAGTAAGGGTGCATTGGCGCAGCGCAGCGAGGAGCTGCGGCGCGAAGTAATCGAGAAAACCAAAGCGTTCGAATCGGATTCGATCAACGCTCAAGAGTTCGACTCCTTCATGGACAAGGCGGAGAAGGAGAACACCGAGATCGAGACGGCGATCCGCACCTACAGCAAGGCGCTGGGGTTCACCGGATCAGCCGACCCTAACCCCAGCGGTGACTCCGCCGACGTACAGGTCCCGGACCACCTGAAGAAGTATCAGGAGGGGTTCAACCGCATCAAGACGGCGGCGCGCCCAGAGTCGCGCCGGCAGGAAGCGGTTTCGTTCGAGTTCGGTTTGAAGAACGCCGCCGACGAAATCCGCATGAAAACCCAAGGTGTGACCGGCCTTTCCGGTGACGCCGCATCAGGAACCACAACCCCGTCCGCCCTGGCGAACGGAACGTACTTCCTGACTGGTACTGCGGGTCCGTTCATCGCCCCGGAGTTCATCCCTCAGATCGTTGACCTGCGGTTCTACGAGAACATCATCGCCAGCTTGATTCCGAGCTACGCATGCGACTCACCCGTTGTGACGTATGTGCGTGAAGCGTCGTGGACGAACAACGCTGCGGCCACCAATGAAGGTGCGACGAAGCCCACTTCGACTCACAGCTTCCAGCGTTACACCGAGCAGGTCGGCAAGATCGCCAACCTCGAGCGGGTCACCGACGAACTCATCCAAGACGCCGGCCTGGTCTGGTCGCTGATTCAGCAGCGCCTGGTGATGGGTGTTCAGCGTGAGGAAGAAGTCCAGCTCCTCGCAGGCGCCGGCTACCCGGGTGTGAACGGAATTCTGAACCGCACCGCCGGTTTCACCGCGCCGCAGACGATCACCGCGGTCACCAACCTAGCTGTCCCCACTGCGGGTACCGCTGGTTTGGGTGCCACCAACGCGACCGTCGCCTCCGTGGTTCCGGGCAGGGCGGTCGTCGGCACCGGCTCAACCGGTACAGCGCCTACGGGTGTGCAGATCGCGGAGGGAATCCTTCAGGCCCTCACCGACATTCGGGTGTTGCACTTCTTCGAGCCCGACGCCATCGTGATGAACCCGCAGGACTACCTGACTGTGCGTCTCGCCAAGGATCTGAACAACCAGTACTTCGGTGGTTCGATGTTCGGCCGCGACTACGGCTGGAACCAGGCTGAGGGAACCCCCCAGGCGGTTTCGGTGTTCGGGTTGTGGGGCAAAAAGGTTGTTGCCACACCCGCGATGCCGCAGGGCTACATCCTGGTCGGCGACTTCGCCGGCTGGAACCGTGTCCTACGGCGTGGTGGTTTGCGGGTCGACATGACCAACACCAACGGTACCGACTTCGAGCAGAACTTGTGGACTGCTCGGGCTGAGGAGCGCATCGGCCTGATGGTCGAGCGTCCTGAGCTGTTCGAGCTGCTGGTGCTGCAGAACGCCCCGTAACAAACAGCCTTGGAGGCGCAGCGATCCTGCGCCTCCAAGGTCACCACTTTGAAGGAGAATCATGGGCCACACCACGCGAATCTCTGGCTATGAATGGGACCGCGGCGACGGCGCCAAAGAAGTACCCGAAGGGTATGACCCATCGGATGAGAAACTCGTCACGAAGTCGAAAGTCGTTGAACCCGAGGACAAGAAGCCGGTTTCAACCACGAGTACAGCGAAAACCAAAGCCGGGTAAGTGACATCCCCAGATGTGCCCCCGGACACTGAGGAGTACGTCTACCGGTATGTGACCACGTTCCATGAGGACGCGGGGATGGGTGTTCCGGTGGTGGATTCCGAGTTGACGCAGATCTGGATTAGGCAGCCATGACCGCACCGCAGCCTCCTGGTCTGCTGACTTCTACTGACCTGGCATCGTTTCAAGCGTCGGACCCGGATTGGTTTCTGTCGGTTGCGGGGGACACGATCCGCAACTTCTGCCAGTGGCACATCTATCCGTCGATCACCGTGACGGAGTCGGTTCCTATCCAGCCTGAGGGAACGATCATGCTTCCTTCCCTGTATGTGACTGGGGTGCAGTCGATCACCTTGAATGGGTTGACGTTGAACCCGTGCGCCTACCACTGGCACCAGGCCGGGTTTATTAACCGTATTCAGCACCACTACTTTCAGTGGCCGTTGTGGCCGTTGGAGTCCGAGCAAAGGTTCCGCGAATACCCTTCGCCGCTGGCGCGGTTCGCGGAAGTTACCTACACGCACGGGTATCCGACGCTGCCGCCCATCATCGCCGGAGTTGGGATGGAGTTGGCGAACAAAGCACTCGAGCTCCCATCGGGGATCGCCACCCAAATCAGTTCGGGCCCGTATTCAATCAGTATGGGCGCGTTGGGTTTAGTGCTCACAGACGATCAACGCCGCCGACTGGGACCGTACACCCTAGTCAGGTTCTAATGCCCGTCTTCCCGCTCGCAGTTGAGATCAAGCACCAGATATGGACCCAAACCGGGTTGGATGCGCACAACAACCCGATCGGATCACTGTCTGATCCGATCCCGCGGATGATCATCGGGATTCAACAGTTGAACGACGGCCGCGTCGACCCAATCTCCATCGAGTACGTCGAAAGAACGATCATCGACCTCCTCCTCGAGGTCCCCGACCCAACGTTGTACAAAAAGCTGGACAACGTGCTGGTAAACAACGGCACCGAATGGCTCACCTACGAAGTCCAGAACCGGCCCGTCTCATGGTCGAACGGGTTGCCGTGGCAACGCTACAAATCCATTTTCGGCGGCACCGTACATGTAAGGCGAGTCAACTAATGGGCTTCGAATTGACCGAGGAACAGCACCGCCAGATCCGGCACATGCCGATAGTCAAAGAGCACCTCCGCGCTAAGGGAGAAGAGATGCTCGAAATGGTCAACGATATGTGCAAAGAAGAACTCAAGTCGAAGAAGTGGCAAACACGCCCTAAGACAGGGCATTTCGGTATCGTCATGTCGGAAGATCCCGACAACACACGCCCAAGACTGTATGTGCATCCCGTTGACGGGCACGGCATCCGCATCGAAATGACCCATCATGTCCTGTTGAAAGCCGCAGCGGCGATGGGCGGCCGATGACCTTCGGGCCGACCGTTGATCCGGTACTTCTCACCCCCAACATCGAAACCCTGGCTATCAACTATCTTCAAACCGCTTTAGCCCCAACCCCAGTCACCACAAGAGTTCCCAGCCCATCTATCGACGCGGACACCGTGAATGGGATGTTGCGGGTTGAGGATGGGGGTGGTTCGAAGCCGAACCGATTCCAGTACGACAAGCAGTGCATCCTCCTCGGGTACAGCCCCGATGAGATCCAAGCCCAATTGATCACAGCTCGCGCTGTCGCTTTGATGGGCGCCGGCCGTGGACAAACCATCAGCGATGGGACGTTCGATTGGTATGTCGTCGGCGTCATGGGCGTTGTGGATACCCACCGCGCGACAGACCCCGATGTAATCCTCCCCCGATTCAGGGCCTCAGTGACCTGGCGCGTGGCGGGACAACCGTGGAATCCCTAACCCCGAATAGAAAGAAAGCCAATGTCAGGTAACACCGTCGCGCAGACGCTTGCCGTCTCCCCCAATATTACTGGCGGAATTTGGCGGGCCCCACTAGGAAGCACACTTCCCACCGACACCACAACCGCGCTCACATCGCCGTTGGTGCCGCTGGGGTATGTGGGAGATCAGGGTGTGACACGCCAGGAGAACCGACCCAACACAAAGAAATTCGCGTGGGGCGGCTCCTTGATTGCTTCGCTACAGCAGTCCTATTCGGTGACGTTCAAGTTCCAGCTCCTGCAGCCTCTGGACGCGGACGTGCTGAAAGCGGTCCACTCCGACAGCAACGTGACCGTCACCGCGCCCACCAGCACGGTTGGAACCCTCACCAACACCGCGTTGAACCCGCTTCTGAACGTGAACGCAGTATGGGTATTTGAGGGCTTCTTCCAGCTGGCCACCGTGCGCCAGGCACTGCCGATTGCGCGTGTCACCGAAGTGGGGCCCTACAAGTGGACCCACCTCGACCTCGCCGTGTACGACGTGACGATGGAAGCCTTCCCTGACACGTCCGGGAACTTCGTGTACGAGATCACCGACGACGGAATCCACACGTGACCGCAGTAGAAGAGAAGGCGTCCCCTTACGGGGACAAGCCGACCTTCACCTACCGCCCTGAGGACGGCTCCGAACCCATTGTTTTCCCCAAATCGTCTGTGCTATGGGAAGAAGTGGACGGCATCAAGCCGATCAAGTTCCTTTGGAAGGTCCGCAAACTCAGCGAGGCATACCAAACATTCGAGTTCATGGACCGCGCGAAAGTTCCCGACCACATTCAGGAACGCGTCCTCGACCTCCCCGACGACGAACGGGAAGCATTCTTCGACCGGTGGTTCAAAAACCTTAGCGAACCACCAGAGGTCGGACTACCCCCGGAATAACGCTGCTGGTGCGTGCCATCGGTTTCCACTGGCACGCAGTCCAGCGGGACCTACTGGTCCTGGGGTTGCATGCAACCGACTTGTTCACCCCGAAACTCACCGCGCCAGAAGTCCTATCACTGATAGTCGCCGCCCCGCCGGGATCATCCGTCTGCCACGTCCTGGACAACGGAACAATGCTCGCGTCGCTGGAAACCAACCAACCCGACTGGCGCACCACGCGTAAACAGCCTGCGGCAGAAGCCAAGTCGGAGTTCACCAGCATCGCGGACTATGAGGCGCACCGCGCGAAAGTCTTCAACAGGAAGGGAACCTAGCTGATGGCTGGTCCCAGTCACGTTGATCTTTCGGTGCTGTGGGTTCCCATCATGCCCGAGACATCGAAGCTCGGGCCGGCGATGGAAGAAGCCGGTAAGGGCGCCACCGAATCGTTCGACAAGGGCACCTCCGGGCTCGGCGACAAGATCCACGACTCCTTCACCAAAGCCACCGGCAAAGTCAAAGACGTCTTCCACAAAGCTGGGAATGATGCGTCGGAGTCGATGGCCGACGGCGTCAAGGAACAATCCAGCAAGGTCGAAGAAGCCCTCCAAGACACCGGCAAAAAGGCCCACTCCAAGTTCCGCGACGCTCTCGGCGATGTCGGTAAGGAGATGGTTGGGGCTATCAGCCCCGACATCAAACGGCAACTCTCCGAACGGGTTGAGGACGTTGTTGGCGGCGCATTCAAGACTGCGTTCGGCGATGAGGGTGTCGCCGGGATGGTCGGCGGGGCGCTCTCTAAAGCAGCCGGTCAGGGCTTTGAAACGTGGATCGACAGCCTGAAGGACAAAGTCACCGGGGTCAAAGACGCAGCGAACAACACCAGACAGGCGTTCGCCTCCTTCAAAGACGGCGACACCACTGGTGGTGTATCGAAGCTGGTCGACAGTTTCGGTAAGCTCGGTATCGAAGTCAAAGACCTACCCCAGCCCTTGCAGGATGCTTTCGGGAAACTCGACGAAGCGAAAGCCACCGCGCAGGGGTTCGCGGACATCTTCAAAGACATGCCCGGTGTCATCGGCAAGGTCGGCGACGCTCTAGAGAAGATGATCATCCCCATAAGCGCGGGGCTGATGTCCATCCAAGCCCTCAACCAAGGTTTGCAAAACACTGGGGCCGGCGCCATTGTTGACCCGAAAAATCAGGGCAGCAACTACAGTCAAACGCTAGCCAATCTGGGGAATCAAATCCCCGGCGTCCACATGCACGTTCCGGGATCAGCTGGTCCTTCGGGCGTCGATCTGAGCGATGTCACCGGATTGGGTCGCGGCGGCGACGTTCTCGGCTCCGGGGCCGACGCCTACGACGCTTTCTCCAGTGGTCTACCGGTCAGCGGGCCCGGTGCGATAGCAGCCCCCGCTGCGCCTACTGCTGCACCGGCGGCGGCGCTGCCCAGTTTCGCCGACAGTGTTCCTTCGTCGGCGTCGAGTCCTGCCGAGCTGCACGCCTCTGGCGGCAAAGTCGCCAATCTCTACAAGGTGGCGCAATCCCTTCAGGGCACGCCATATAGCCAGGCGTTGCGGAATGACTGCTCCGGGATGGTATCCAAACTCGCCACCGCAGCTTTGGGTATGGCCCCGTCTGTTCAGTTCTCCACCGTCAATGAGGGCGATTGGCTGATGTCGCACGGCTTCCAGCCCGGTTTGGGCGGATCGAACGACCTGAATATCGGCTGGTATGACCACGGCGGCGGCAACATGGGTCACACCGCGGCCACTCTCCCCGGAGGTGTGAACGCCGAATCTGGGGGTAGTTCAGGCGCGTTCGCGTTGGGCGGCTCCGTGGGTGCTGGTGATCCGCAGTTCAGCCAGCACGCCCACCTCGCGATGGATGGCTCCGGAAACCTCGGTATCCCCACAGGCGCGCAGCATGACCCGCTGTACATTATGCCGGCCGACGGTGGTGGGGCTGGGGGCGGTAGTTCGCAGGATCAGGCCCAGCAACTCGGCTCTGGCCTGGTTAATGGTGTGTTGCAGGAGTTCGGCCTCGACGGGTCGGTGTTCAAATCTTTTGGCGGCTCGAGTAATCCGCTGCATTTCGGTATCACGAAACTCGCCACCGGACTGGTCAACGCCTTCGCTGGCGGAGGCTCCCAGCAGGGCGGTTCCCTCGGGGGCGGTGGTGGTTCGATGCTGTCCGGGCTTGGCGGTCTGATACCTCACGCGGGTTCTATACCGGTCGGCCCCGGCGGCGCGCAGAACGTCCGCACAGGGGAAACCCAAAACACCACCAATCACTATTACGGCGACGTCGGCCCGCAGCTCAACGTGACGCAACAGGGCGTCATGAGCCCGACACAGGATTTACATGAGGCCGCTAACGGCGCTGCGAACCGGATGCCCGCAATGGGGGGCACCAACAACTCTGGGATGCTGCCGGCGACGGGCACGGGATGACGGCCCTCATCAACCCGATCCCCATCGGGCAGACAGCCTCCTACACGGTGGGGCAGCGGTATGCCTCCTATACCCAACTAACCCAGTTCCCAGAGTATTTGGCTGCGCTGCAGACGCAGGTCATCTACATCGACCCGAACGGCAATGTCTTTCACCTCAACGGCGCTCTCGCAGGCTGGGAAGGTGTCCAGCTCGGTCCTGTCATTCAGGGGGAGCAGCACATCCCGTTCGAGCAAGTGCAGATCGAGGGCGCCTTTCAGCTGGGGTCGACGATTCAACGCACCAACATCAAACAACGCCTCATCAACTTCCGCGTCCAAATCTACGGGGCGAACAACTACCTCTATCGGATGGCGGAGGAGCGGTGGTGGGCCGGCCAGATCGAAAACCAACCCGGCTGGCTAGGGGTCTTCACCCGACTCTCGGGATGGCGGTGGATTCAGGTCTACCCATACAAGACAGTCGATTCGGCGCAGCAGATCGACCCCGTCGCCTACGGAAACAACTTCGCCGAATGGGACATCAACTGGATCGCCCCGTGGCCCCTGTATTCGAAACCCACCGTGTACGGGCAGTGGAACGCCCTCACATCAGGACCACCCGCAAGTTCCGGATATTATTCGGGGAACATTGTTTTGGCGAACCGCGGCGACGTCGAAACCCACGTCTACTACTTGATCTCCGGGGCCGGGTACTGCCAGCTGCAGGACAACAACTCCACGTCGATGGTGACGCTTCCGGAAATCTTCCCCGGCGATGGTGTCGTGTTATGCAACACCGACCCCGCGCAAAGAACTTTGGTGGCGCAGAACGATCCTCAAGACAACGTATTCTACGACATCGCCCGCTCATCAGGAATTCTGAACTTCTTTCTGTCCGGTATTGACCAGTCCGATGAGCCAATCTGGCAGCGCGGCTACACCCGGTTCGTCAACACTATCCCGCCGATGACTGCCACGCATTTCACAGTGATGCATACCAACCCGCATGCGACGATCACCGCGTTCGTGCCCCAACGGTACAGGCGCGCCCGGTGACAAGTTTCGACCTGTACGGCATACCCGAAAGCCCAACCCTCGCAGCCCTATTACCTCCGGTGGGGATTAACTTCGCGAAACTGTTGGACGGTGTGTTCGCCCCCACAGGCACCGACGGTATCCCTGATCCGGTGACTGATCCGCTGTCCTGCTTCACCTGGATGGTGAACAAAGCCAACCTGATCACGCAGGGCGCGCAGCAGCGCCCGATGATGCGGCTAGCGGATCAAAACATGAAGGTGATCGCCGAGATCGTCGGCGAACTCTCCTGTGACACCGAAGAATTGATGTCGGACACCGGCACTGCCCGCGTCGTCGTCACCTACGACAACTATCTGGTCGACTACATGGTAAACCAGATCCAGGTCTATACAGACGTTCATCTGATCATCGACCCCATCCCAACCCAGAGGACATGGAAGACGCGGTGGGGCGGCAAGGTTCATCAGATCAACGTCAAACGCAACGAAGATGGCACCAGCACAGTCGAACTCATCGCGTTATCGGTTCGGGAGCACGCCAAAAAACTCCTCATCGCGGCTAACCCCATATTCGCCCCTGAGATCCAGCTGCCGCGCATCTGGATTCTGCCCGGTCCGATCCGCTCTATCCTGTTCGCCACCTTCTTCATCAACCTCGCACGCCTATTCGTCCCAGGCTTATCGGGGATAACGAACGCGTTCAACCCGCTGTCGTGGATCAACCCCGCAGTCCTGGACCAGAACCCGCTCCAGGACTTCAACCCCCTGTCGTGGCCCATCCAAGTCGCGTTCGTCAATCCACTGGTGGATCAGTCCCGCTGGACCGCTTTAGGGGCTACGTGGACAGACTGGCATTCCTCCACCGTGGACATGCTCAAAGACTGCGGCGTCGTCATGCGCGCCTACACCTTCCTCGCCGACGAGGACACCGACTCTCCAAACACCGACCTCGCCAACCTCATCACCGGTATTGAAGGTGTCGCCGTCGATGTGCTGGACGCGTTGGGGTTGAGTTCCGGCGACCAACTGGTTAAGGCCATCGGAACCGCCGCAATCGACACCCTAACGATGCCAACAAGAAACTGTGTGATCTTCTCCCTCGAGGACATGTCCGGGCAGACCGGCCCCACCGGAACCGCTTTAGATGGTTTGCTGAACCTGATCGGCGTCACGTTCGACGACCTATTTACTAGCGTTTTGATCAACGCCGATACCGGCCAAACCCTTGACGGTGAACCGGTTGTCGACGTCATCAACCCCACCGCCCCAATCGCGGAAGACCTGTTGGGTGTGGCCCCGGCAGCGCCGAATGTGATTTGGCGTGAATCCACCTACGACCGCGTCGTAAGTAAACAGCATTCGCTGTATAAAGCGCCCCCGTTGACGATGATGACCGGCGGCCGTTCACCAAGTCTTGTTAACGAAGCGCAGACGTTCGGCATCCAATATGGATTAAGCCAACTCCAAACGGTAGTAGCGGCTGGTGGTGGTTTGGGCGGCGTCGCCGTCGAAGGCGGTCCTCCCATCGGTGCGGGCCTGTCCTCGCTCTATCAAGGGCAGCTGGACAATTCGCTGCTGGCGTGGGAACGCATAACTGACCCAACCAGGGCGGTGTGGACCGGGGACCTGGCGTATCAGGAGCATTTCGAGCGGGGAACCCAAACCGCCTACACCCTCGCCGGCATCATCACTCTCCGCCAAGCCGACTTCAACACTCGCGCGTTTTATGGGTTCCAAGCCCAGGTGATCTCGGGCTTCCCTTGGGTTCTGGATGTAGATGCGCGGTTAGGGGAGCGCGCGGGCTGGGAGTTCGACGGCGTGATCTACGTCGATCAAATCACCGCCATCAAACGAACTTGGGATCGCCAAAGCCCCGTCCTGTGCACCTTGTCAGTGGGGGACGACAAAGACAAACAGGACCACGTCGCTAGGACTATGCGTTCCTTGAACGCGGTGTACGGAATGTTCGCCGGGCTCCTCGGAGAAGGCACGATATTCGGATGAAACCTGTTAAGCGCGTTGATGTTTCGATGCTCAACCCCGAACAGCGCCGAGCATTATCTCAGTTCATTCGGGATTGCAACAAGGCCGCACCGTATGTGCAGGAGATGCAGCAGGCCGCGCAAACAATCTTCGATGGGTTGGTGCGGTCCAAAGAGTGGGGCATCGCTGACGGCGACGTGAAACAAGATCTGTGGCATGTGAAGCCCGAAATCAACTACGTAGACCACATTGAAGGAATGCCGTGACTCAACCCAACAACGTTGTGCAGATGTTGAGTGTCGGCGACACCGTGCCGTTGGGGACAATCCTCGCTAATGTGCATCTGTTGGGTGTGGCAACCGATCCCACAACGCCGAATATGTTCTCCGGGACGTTTGAGATGTTCGGCGATCAAGGTGTCTTGACGGTTCCAGTGTTGCAGGGGCCCGCGGGGCCGCAGGGTAATCCGCAGTTCGCGTTGATGTTCCAGAAGGACAACCTTGCGAGCCCTTCGGATCTTCCCCAGGATTTGACTGACACGACGGCGGATATCGGAAAGTATTGGATCTTCAAAACCGTCGACTCCAACGGGAATATCACCGGCACTGCCGCCTACATTTGGTATGGCACGGAGTATCGGCAGATGCCGATGGGCTCCCAAGGCCCTCCAGGGCCGTATCCGGTGATCACCCCTGTAGTGGATTTGATTGACTCGGACCTGAATTCGTATGTGACAGTATCTGGGCCGGCATCGAATCCGCAGTGGCAGCTGAACCTCGCCGTCCCCACGGGGCCTCAGGGTCCGGCGGCGTCATTGTCGCAGTGCCCTGACGTGAATCTCTCCACGCCCCCGACTGTCGGTCAGGTTTTGGGGTTTAACGGCCAGTACACGCTGGGTGGGGCGCCGATCTTTCAGCCGATGGACATCGGTGACATCATGCCCCGCCCCTACACCATCCCCGAATCAGCGTTCCAATCCTATTCGGGGATTACGGGTGGCTCGCAGACGATCTGCACCTGGCAGGCCCCAACCCAGAATTGGGCGTGGCAGCCGTGGATCAACGGCCAGATCGATATCACCGGCATTGATTTATCGTTCACACCTTTGCTTTCCGCTGAGGTTCGCATCGGCAGCCCCAGCGGAACCCTGGTCGCCTACGGCAACGCCAACACGTCCGGCTCCATCACATTGACGCCGCACACATCGGAAGCAGGGGCGCCGTCGAGAGCGATGAGCCCCACCAACGGGTACGCGCAGACCGCGGCCGGGGCGACAACAACGGTCTACGTGAACTTGCTGAACACCGGTTTGGCGACGGCCTACAACTTCCAAGCCGCAAACGCCCAGCTCGGAATGCTCGCGCTACCTGTTGGTACCGAGAGGGCTTTACCGACAGCATATTTCGGAACGTTCGGTGGCCGGGTCACCCTGTCCGCGATATGGCACCACTAGAAAGGGTTTGGGCGTGAATCAGTTAACGACCGCGCAGAACATCTGCAACGACTACACCGCGTTGGGTGACTACATCGGGTTATGCACCGGTCCCCCCGGCAACACCTCCACCGTTTTGAATGAGTGCACGGGTGGAAGTCCCGCGTATGCGCGGCAGGCCACGACCTGGACCGCCAACGCGAACGGTTCAGCGACAGGGTCACAGGTGACGATCAACCTGCCCGCCGGCACCTACCCGTACCTGATCATGTGCTCGGGTGCGACGGGTAACAACATGGTGGACTGGTGCATTTTGTCGACGCCGATCACGAACTCCGCTCAGGGACCGGTGACGATCACCCCAGCCACCAGCGTCACCTAAACTTTAATGCCCCGCCAGATCGACCTGTTCCCGCAGAACCTTCAGGTCACCAACGACCCGAACAACCAAATCTCGGTCACCTCAGCGCAAATCAACAAACTAAACGCGGGGATTCCCGCCGCCCTGGCGGCCGCAGAGCAGGCGTTCTTCAACTCTGTGTTAACGGCGATTGATAACGCCACCGGCCTGGATTTCGTCGACTGGATCGCCGACGCCCAAAACCTGTTCAACAGCATCTCCGCGTCGCTGCAGCAGGCGTGGCTGAACTTTCAAAACCTCCTGAACGGAATCGTTCAGGAAACCGACGCCGAAGTTACGCAGGTAATCACCTACCTGAATGGTATTGGTGAAGCCGCAAATAACGCCTGGACCCAGCTACAGAACTTCTTCGCCACAGGTGACTGGTCTGATCTGACGACGGCGATGCAGGACATCCTGCAATCCATCTTCGGGTCATCCACGCAGTGGGGTTTGGTCAACTCCATCCCTGCCCCCGCCGTCGTGAATGTCAGTCAAAACATTCAACCCGTCTTCGACTTTCCAAACCCGGCATCGGTATCGGCTACGGGTCAGTGGTCGTGGGACGGCGGCCACGACCACACCGGGATCACGGGTTCAGGTTCGGCGAAAGCCGTTTGCAACGGTGTCCTCCAAGCCCTGAAAGGTATCCCCGGGGCCGTACAAGCAGGACAAGTGGTTACCGCGACGGCCTGGGTGATGTGGTCTGGTTTGGCCTATACAGGGTCGAATCCGATTCAGCTGCAGCTGATTCCATACTCACAGTCCGGGTCTGAATTAGTTGCCGGTACAGCGTTTGAGGTCACGCAGCTCGCGTCTCCGGCGTCTAGCGGGTCGTGGACCGAACTCACCGGAACGTACACGGTTCCCTCGAGCGGTGTGAATGCCGTCCAACTCCGATTGGTGGTCGCCGGGAATGCTAGTGCGGGGTCTGTGTGGTGGGATGATTGTGAAGCCAACGTCACCGGAGGCTACCTCGCCGTCCTGCAAAACGATTTAACAACCCTGCAGTCCAATTCGACGGCCTCAACCGCAGCGTTTGCGACGTTCCTCCAGGCAGTGCAGACCGCGATCACCGGTTACACGAACTGGTCGACGTTCATCACTGCCGTGGAATCTGCGTGGAACACCTATTCCACCACCGAATCCGGCCTGATCTCCGCGGATATTTTCACTATCCAGCAGTTCTTCAACACCGCCCTCGGAATCAACACCAGCAGTGGGCAAATGGCCTCCACCAACGTGTCCAACAGCTTGGGTGGCTCCAGTTTGGGTGCGGATGTTCAAGCCATCCTCGACTACATCGCCAACGCCCTCGGTCACTCCGGTACAGGCCACACGTTAACCCAGATCGAAACCTACCTCGGTTTGATTCCGCCCGCGAATGTCACCAACGTGTTAGGCGGCGCGAACCTTGGCGCGGACGTATCCTCCGTCCACACCACAGCCTCGAATGCCTCCTCCTGGTCCACCCGGCTCACCAACGATCTGCTGGTGTTATCGGACGTATTCCACCTGACCTACGCGGCCGGGACTTCAACTGATGCGCCGGGGACGATCTGGTCTGGCGGCGGCACCGGTAACGGCAAAGTCACCTGGTATTCCTGCTGGAATGATCTGCTCGCCCTGACCGGGGTTGTGAATTCCGTTACCGCACCGACTGATACAGCCCCCACAACAGGGGCGTCGATTACTGCAGCGCAAGCTTCCGCTACGACTGCGGGAACAAACGCGTCGATAGCCATCTCCTCTGCTAGCACCGCGAATACGACGGCGCAGGCGATCACGGATGGGATCTATCAGTCGCAGAACGGTGGAACCTCAACCGGTAACCCGACGTCCTCAATTGTGCCTAGTCTCACCGCAATTCCGGCGACAAACATTGTGGGCGGGACTGGTGCGACAGTGACGTTCGGCGCTGTCGGTGCCGGCGGCTGGACGGACCCGCTGACAACCACAGCCACAACGTCGTGGACGCACACCATCGCAACCGGCGATCTTGGCGTGCTGGCGGTCATCTCGTACATGTCACCTGGTGGTGCCGCATCGTCATCGTCTGTCACCTACGGCGGCACGTCGATGACGCTCCAGAAGCGCGTAACATCCACGCTGCAGAGCGCGGACGGCGAATACACCACCCTAGAGATCTGGTGGCTGAAAACCCCCGGCTCGGGAACTCAGACGGTCGCAGTGTCGGTTACCGGGGCGAGCGGCGACGCGATCTACGACCTCGGCGGCAACACGGCATCCTATGTCGCCTCACAAATCGGCACTATCAACTTCGCATCGGGTTCCGGTGGCACTGCACTGTCGATGTCCACGTCCTCGGTCACGGGACACATGGTTTTAGGCGCGTTCGCGGAAGCCGCCGTAAGTGCATGCACGATGACTTACACCACTTCCGGTGGCCAGACGCAGCGGTACAACAAGCAAGGAAGCGGAAGCGGCAACGCCTGGGGCATGGTCTTCGGTGACGCTCCGGGAGCATCGTCGGTCAGCTTCGGCGCCACATCGTCGGTGACATGTAACTGGGTTGGTATCACAGTCGAATTGGAGAACTAGTGGACTATCAAACCGGTCACATCAAACGCGACCCTGCTACAGGTGCAGTGGCGATTAGGACTGAGTTCCCCGAGGTCGGGCACCTCGCCGTCCATGCATGGCTAGTAGCGACGGTTGCTTCGGGTGCGGTCACGAAAATCACCACCGAAGTCGACCACTGGGACGACCTCTACACACCTGGTAGCTGATGACGGCGGCGTGGTGGAGCACGGATGACACCCCGCTTCCGATTACGGGGTGGTGGGCGGAAATCCACCTCGGCTCTACGATCACCGCAACTCCGACTATCTCAGCAGCTTTGGGGGTTCGGGAGTCTGGGACGGTAGCCGTCTCTGCGGCACCTTCGGTGGCTGTGATGGTTCGGGCGCTCGAGTTCGCCACATCAGCCAGCACTATCACGCCGACTGTTGCTGCGGCGGCACTCGTACAGGTGCCTGCGGGTGGCTTCGCCACTATCACACCATCAGTTTCGGTGGCGGCCACGTTGATCAAACCCATTGCTGTCGCCATCACTGCAACCCCGTCGATAGCTTCGGCTACGTCAGACGACACCAGCATCTTCATCACCGCAACACCGTCAGTGTCGGCGTCGGGGGTGGTGTACAAGAGCGCTGCTGCCGCAGTGACAGTCACACCCACGATCACTGCGGCGGTCACGCTCATCGAAACCGCCGCGGTCGCCGTGAATGCCGCACCCACGGTTGGGGTTGTGGGTAATGCGATCAACAACATTGCCGCCACAGTCACAGCTACCCCTTCTGTGTCTGTGTCGGCGACGGTCGCTCTACCGGGGCAGGCGGTAGTCGCTGTCACCGCAACATCCACTGTGTCTGTGGCGGGCTCAGCGGTGCTTGCGGACACAGCATCAGTAACCGCGACACCCGCAGTGAGTGCGGCCACCAGTACCACCGTCGCCTCCGCAGTGACTTCCACCCCGTCGTTTTCGGTGGTGGGTCAGGCGATCACCACGCAAACCAGCTCCATCACTGCCACCCCTACGGTGAGTGTTGCCGCTGCGGTGATCGACCCCGTCACCACCACCATCACTGCGACACCCGCGGTGTCGGTTGCGGGTGGTGTGACAACGTTAGCGGCGAGCACGGAAACAGTGTCACCGTTGATCTCCGCGACGGTCAGCACATCCCAGTCTTCAATGGTCACCGTCACCCCGTCGATTTCGACGGCTGGGGTTGTCCTGGAACCCGATTCAGCTCTCATCACCGTCACCCCATCTGTCTCGGCGGCGGCTGTGGTGACCAGATTCGGTTCGGCAGCCATCACAGCTACACCGTCAGTTTCTGTGGTCGGGGACACCATCATCTCCGACACGGCGGCAATCACAGTCACCCCGTCGGTGTCCGCCGCGGCACAGGTAATCGTGCCGGCAACCGTATCCATGACAGCAACCCCATCGATATCGGTGGCTGCGTCACCGGGGACCTTCCCAGTAACGGTTGCGGTCACCGCAACTCCTGCGGTGAGCGTTGGGGCAGCATTGCGTGCAGTCTCGGCGATCACAGTTACACCTACCATCACGGCAGCAGGTGTCGAGTTCACCCCGATCACCGAAACCAACGTTGCCCGCACAAACCAGGCCGTCCCGACAAACACCGCCGGATGCTGGATCACTGCGATAGGTCAAGGCGGCCCCGGCGGAAACGGCTACGGCGCAGCATTCGCACAGTCCGGCGGCGGCGGTGGTGGTGGCGGAGCCGGTGCTATCGCACGGTTCTTTATCCCAGTCGCATCGCTAGGCAGCACCTATTCAACAGTCGTGCAGACAACCTCGATCAGCCCGGGCAGTAACGGTGGAGCGGTCAGTTTCACCTCCGGTTCAGTGACGTGTACTGCGAACGGCGGCCACCAAGGCACCAACGGCGGCAGCAGCACAGCGGGAACCGGCGGTACAGGTGGTACGGCGTCGGTTAGTGGCGTATCGGGTGCCACGACCACTAACGGCACCGCGGGCGCGAACGGCAGCACTGGGGCGGCCGCAGCACCGGCACCAACAAATAACAGCAGTAGCGGATGTGGTGGCGGCGGTGGTGGTGGTGGCCGCAATACGTCCTCAACTGTGTTCGCCGCCAGTGCGGGGGCGAACGGCGGCGGAATTACCGGCGGCGCAGCAGGCACCAGCGGTTCTGCTCCTGGTGCCGCACCGAGCAACAACATCGGTGGCCCAGACGCAGGTGGTGGTGGTGGCTCATCGGACGGTTCTACCGGCTACCTCGGCGGTAACGGCGGCGCGCAAGGCGGCGGCGGCGGCGGCGGCGGCGGCGGAAACTCCAGCGGCAGCGGAGGAACCGGCGCAGCTGGATATCTGAAAGTCGAATGGGTTTAAGCCCAACACATTCACGAAATGCCGAGTTCGGTTGGCGGTCAACACTGCCCAAAAACAGAAAGAAACCCGCATGAATCCTTTTCTGATTAGCGCCGAAGTAAACGCTACGGCTGTGGTGATCACTCAAGACGATCCGAGACATCCCGACTACACCCCCAAAGATAAGGAAGAAAACAAGTGAGCACGTACAGCTTCTCCTCGACGGTCGCGAACGCGTTGCTGAACGTGTTGAACGGCACCACGATAGCGACGAACGCCTACACCACCTCAGGCAACGTTTTCGTCCAACTGCACACCGCCGCACCGGGCACCGCGGGCACGACAAGCATTTCCGCCGGCTCCTCCACGCGTGTCTCGGTGACGTTCGGCACTTCATCGTCGGGAACTATCACGATGACCACCTCCAACCCGCAGTGGACGAATGGCGGTACGTCGGAGACGATTACCGCGATCTCTATTTGGACAGCATCCACCTCGGGTACGTTCATCACCTCCGGTGCCCTCACCACTTCCCAGGCGTGGGCCTCGGGCAACATTCTGCAGCTGTCGTCGCTGAGCGTCGCCATCCCAACCTCCGCGTAAATGACCTCAACGGTTTACATGCTGGGTGGCGCGTTCAGCGGGTTGAACAACTACATGCCGACCATGCTGCAAGGCGCCGTCACCAACGGACAAACCACCATTCAGGTCCCTTACAACAACTTTGGGCTTTTCCTGTCGACCGTCGAGCAGGGCGCCCAACTGTTGAACTCCTACCTGCTGTCCGGGACCGGGGACATGGTGGTATTCGGGCACTCATTGGGCGCGGTTGTGGGTTCGTATTGGATCGCCAACTACGGACCTTCAAGCACCATCAGCCCCTCTGATCTGTCCTTCACGTTCATTGGGAACTCCGTCAGCCCATATGGAGGGGCGTTGGGGCCCGAAGCGGGGAATGAGTGGCAGAACTGGTTCACCACAGCCGTCAACTTCCCCACCAGCAGCTCCTACCAAGTAACCGACGTGAAAAGACAATACGACGGCTGGACCGACTATCCCACAGGCACATTCAACGGTAACGCCTTCTTCAACGCCCTCGCCGGCCAGGGCTCCGTGCACCCGAACTATCAAAACGTGTCACCAAACCCCACGGCCGCAGGGAACGGTTCACACGTTGTCGGGAACACCACCTACATCTGGTCTATGACGCAACCAGTCCCCATGTATGGAACCACATGGAACTCCACGGTGAGCGCCCTCGATGAAGCTATCCGTCCCACCATCGAGTCGGCCTACAACCGGCCAGTCACCGTCGCGACACCAACCTACTGATGTCAGCTCATCCGCTTTCGAGCCTTACAGTGCTGGACCAGTTCAAAGCCGCACCGTTCTCGCCGGGATACCCCCAAGACGTGAGAACTTTCTACTCACCCGTGGACGACCTCAAAGGCGTGCTGCTGTTTCTGATTAACCACGCCCATCAAGAAATTGATCTGGCGATGTTCGGGTTCGACGACCCTGATCTTGCAGCAGCTTTAAAGGTGAAATTGGCTGATCCTAAAGTGCGGGTGAGGCTCACCCTCGATGGTTCCCAAGCCGGCGGCGTACACGAGCGGCAACTCCTCGCCGAAGAACAATTCCCGAATAGTTCAGTGGCTATCGGATCTTCAGAGCATGGCCGCATCATGCATCTCAAGTTGATGATGATCGACGGAACGATCTTGGCGACCGGCTCAACAAACTGGAGTGACGCTGCAGAACATCTGCAGGACAACGAATTAACGGTGTCAATCAGCCCAGCTCGGGCAGCCGAGGCCCGCATGCGGATAGATGCAATTCACGCGCACATGATCGCGAAGGCGAAGGCATGAGGGAAGTTCTGCACTGGGTGATCGACGCCGGCTGGCTCATCTTGTCCGTCGTGGTCGGTTGTTGGCTGGCGGCGTTTTTTACTGCCGCATTCATCGACCCCACCGAATTGGACGACAGTGAACCCATTGACTGATGACTTGAGCGATGAGGCAAAGGCCGAACTGGCGCCCATGTTCGCAGCAGCCAAGCAGCGGATAGCGGAGTTCGAGATGCGCGTAGATCGTCCGCGCATTCGACGGCAGTGGTGGGAACGATGACATACACACCTGATCAGGTTGCGCTCGCCATCATCGCTGAAGGCCAGACCGCCCGCACAGTCGGTACACCGGAAACTCTGCACCCCGTGATCAGTCCTCGGGGTATTCAGATCGCATTATCCACAGCGATTGTTGAATCCGGTGATCGGGATCTTGCTAACCCGAATGTCCCCGAGTCGGAGAACTTTCCAAACGACGGGGATGGTTACGACCACGACTCCGCGGGACCGTTCCAACAGCAATTTCAGTGGTGGGGAGACGTCGCCGAGGAGATGGATCTCCACTTGTCGGCGGCGATGTTTTATCACCACCTTGCGGGCATGAACTACAACGACCCCGACACCTCTCCCGGGACGTTCGCGCAGGACGTGCAGCAATCCGCGTTCCCAACCCGGTACGACGAGGAATTCGGCGCCGCTGTCGCGCAATACAACCGACTCACCTCTCAGCCAAAGGTATCCCCAGTGTCGAACGTCACCGCCGCAGCACCGGTATTCAACTACCACAACTGGGTTGGCCGCTGCCCCAACTACCAAGACCGCGACGGAACCCCGATAGACCTGGTGCTGCTGCACACGCAGGAAGGTGCCGGGTCGGCGGAGGATTTAGCTAACTTCCTGATCAACTCCGCGAACACCGGCAACCCCGTCTCTTATCACCGCACCATCGACAACGCCGTCAATGTATTCGATGTCGTGAACATGCCGGAAGCGTCGTGGTCGGTGATGAACAGCAACAACCGTTCCATCAACATGTGCTTCGCCGGCTCAACCGTCAACTGGTCCCGCGGGCAATGGTTGTCGAACATGGGGCGCGGTATCGATGTGGCAGCGTATCTGGCGGTGCTGGACTGCCACGCCTGGGGTATTCCGTTGAATGTCATTGCGGGACCGGACTACAACTCCGACCCACCGGGGATCAGCGACCACCGTTACTGCTCCGATTACCTGCAGGACGGCAACACCCACACCGATGTTGGGAACAACTTTCCGTGGGATGTGTTCGCTGCTGCTGTAGCGAAATACGGTGGCACACAACCACCCCCACCTCCACCACCTGCGCCTGCTCCTGTGTCTGAGACGTACAGGGTGCAATTCGGGGACAGCCTCGACCAGATCGCGGGTCAGTTCGGCGTCACTGAAGAAGCCCTCCTCGCGGCGAACCCGGACATCACTAATCCAAACCTGATTTTTTCTGGACAAATCCTCAATATCCCTGAAGGGAACTAGATCGTGGAAGTTAACGGCACCTGGGTCGGGTATGGCCTCAACGATGTTTCTGCCACCGTGCAGGCCATGAAGGCCAACTTTGTCAAGCGGTTCTCCTACGCAGCCCCGCTTCAAGCGTCCCTGACCGCGGGTGGAACGGCGGCTGAAACGTACGACCAGACGATGGTTGATGTTGTCACGCAGATGCAGAAGGCATACCTTGCGGACAAAGCCACCATCCACTCGGATGCACTGCAGGCCAACGGTGTTATGAACTGGTCGTGGCAGGTCCGATCAGGATTCATCGCACCCCCGAAGATCACCATTTTGACGTGGCAGGGAACCGGTGTGGACATGTTCGACACCGACTCCCCGCAACCGTATGGGGCGGCGCAGTATGTCGCTAAGGCATGTCCGAACGTGGTGGTGCAGCCCATCGGTAACTATCCGGCCTCGGTAACTAATCCGCCTATGGGGGCGTCGGCTCAGATGGGTGTCGATGAGGCTGTGCGGCAGGTCAACACTGTTCACACGGTGGGCCCGATCATCCCGTTCGGATATTCGCAAGGCGGGATTTGCGCGTCCCATTTCTGGCGCGACGAAGTGTTGAACCCGCAGGGCCGATGCCACAACCGCCTTCCTGATGTGATCGCCGCAGCAACATTCGGCAACCCCTGCCGCAGTCCGGGTGTCGCCAACGGAAACGCGAACTGTGGCTGGGGGATGCCCGCGAAACAGTTCGGCGCCGTCACAGGGGGAATCTCCGGCCCTGACTGCCTGAAACCCAATGAGGTACCAGCCTTTTGGTACGACTACGTATGGTTGGGCACAGACGGGGGAGCTACCGAGCTGTACACGAACGCCCCCGTGGGGGATAACCCGTGGACCGCGGAAGCCCCCGCCGGCCACGTCGGAACCCTCGTGTACAACGCGGTTCAGAAGCAAGACTTCCTCAACGTCGTAGAAGTCGCTGAAGCCCTCTTGATGCCCGTCGGGATGATCGAAGAAATCTACAACGGCATCATGTTTCTCGTCGCCCAAGCCGCCGCCGATCATTACGACTATAACTGGCTTCCCGCGATTGAGTATCTGACGGGTGTGTGCCAGAAGTGGACGGCCGACTACATCAACTCCGGTGGCACTCAAACCTGAGTGCTCCGAGAGGGATTCGAACTCTCACTGACCAGAGCCTAAATCTGGTGCCTCTACCAATTGGGCTACCGGAGCGCGGAAGGCGGAGGAGTCGAACCCCTAAGACGCGTTGCTCACCACGGTTTTCAAGACCGCTTGCCGACCATCCGGCGGCGCCTTCCCCAAGCGGAGAGGTGAGGAATCGAACCTCAAGCGGTGAAACTCGCAGTCCTTAGCAGGGACGCCACGACACCAGCCGAGTTACCTCTCCAGCAATTAGCGGGAGGAACTTGACGATCGACTGAGTCGGCAAAACATGCGCTCAGATTACCACGGAAGGAACCAATCATGGCATCAATAAACCTATCTCAGACCGCGCAAAAGGTTGTGGCGTTCCTATCGGCTACGGGTGCTGTGGGTACCACGTTGATGCACACCTACGGTAATTTCCTGCCCGCAACGTGGGCTGCTGTTGTCACGTCTGGTTTGGCGGTGCTCGCGGCAGTGGCGGGTTTTATCCAAGACACCGAGAAGCTGTGACTGCCTCTCACGGCTGGAATCCGGTTGATCCACTCGGAGACGACTAGTGACTCCTGAAGACGCGTCGTGGGTGGTTCCGGGAGCGACGGCTTTTCTCGGCGCTGTGAGTGTTATCGCTTCGGCGAGGGTTGGTCGGCGGGCCGCGGAGAAGCATGCGGTTGCGGCGGAGAAAGCCGCTGACGCTGCTGCGGTGACGGCCCAGGCATCCGCGGTCGCCGCGGAGAAGGGTGCTGTCACTGCGGCTGAGGATGCTGTTGCGGCGCGGTGGAAAGCCTACGCAGACACGTTGACTGCGCGTTTGGAGGCTGTGGAGGCGCGGTCCACGATCAACGAGACACGCTCCAACGTGACCGAACGGCGGATTGAGGCCGCAGAGTCCCGCACCCTGGCCGCGGAACTCAGAGCGACTAAGGCTGAGCGGTTGTATGCGATGGCCCTCGGCTACCTGCGGGGGATCGCAGACTGGGTCAACGAACACATGCCCGGAGCGGAACTCCCCCCGGCCCCGGACGAGCTTGACGATGATCTGCGCGCCTTGGAGCGTCCCGCGAAATGAAGCCGGCCGACCGCGCCTGGGTCGCTTTGGCGACTGGCGTGGTGGCCTACGACGTGCTGGCAGCTCCCGGACAGACCTTGAGC